TAGCTTGATTGCGAATGTCCGCAATCTGCTCCATGATGGTATCAGCGATGTGTTCAAATTCTCGCAGAATTTCTGCTACGCTTCTGCGACGCACGCAGTGTTTGATTTCATACGCTGTATCTTTATACATCTCTGTGGCGTACACGAGTTCGCGCATTGCTGGGAAACAGTCCCAACCTTCGCAGTGTGTTTTAATCGTAGGTTTTTCCATACACCTAACTTACTAAAATTATTTGAAAAAACCAAGGTTTAGCCTAGCGTATATCGCCCGAAGTTTGGGTTCGTTTGGTGGAACGTAATGGCGTAACGCGATGCATCGATGATGTGATTGAACGCATCGACTGGCTCATTGAGTTTCTTGCCGTCCCTATCTTCTTTCCACTTGTAGTTGCGGAACTCCTTGATGGCGTTGAGCGACGTGTTTGTGATCATCAAGCCCCGCGACTTCATGTAATCGATGCCACTGCGAATGGAGTCAGCACCCTTACGAGCGCCATGTACGTTCCAGCCATACCCGTGCAGTTCTGCTATGCTTTTGGGTTCGGCACTATCGCAGATGATGGTTACGTTCTTGTCCCAACCGTCACCACGAAGGAACTCACTGATGTCAAAATTCGTCATTCTGGTAGCGTAGCACCTTTCGTCAATCAACCAGTCATTGCCGTTGCTGTAACACGCAACTATCGCTGTGGGATCATTTGTGTAGCCCCAATCGATACCTAGGCACTTTAGCTTGTATGATTCGGGCACTTCTTCCGATTCCTTCCAGTGCGTGAAGATGGTTGCGTCACTAATACCCCTTTCTCCTAACCCATACACGCGCCAGTAGTTGGCATCGACATCCTTCAGCCGTTCTATCTCGTTGATTGTGATTTCATCTAGGAACGGGTTATCTAAGTATGTGGTTTGATGGAACTCGCAGTCATCGCGCGGGATAAGTTTCTCGTACAGCCAGTGGTACTCGTCGCTTGGGTTGTAATCGACAATGACTTTTTCGGTAGTACGGATGTTCAACTGGAAGAAGTCCTCGTACGTCAATTCGTTGGCTTCATTGATAAAAAGCAGTGACCGTTTTCTTCCTCTGATTTTTTGCGGGACGTCGCAATTCAGGAACTCAACGAGGTTACCGTTTAGCATATATTCGTTCGTGCTTTTGCGGTGGTGCGATTCCTTGTACAGGTTGTGCTTTTCGAGTATCGACCAAAAGTCCCTAGCTACAGTGCCACGCAGTGACGGACTACTCTTACGGCATATCGTAATGGTCTTGCCAGTGTGTGTCATCGCGTAGCGGAATATGATCCAAATGAGGATGTTGAAAGTCTTGCCGCTACGAGTCCCTCCCTGCTCAACAACGAACCGTTTCTTGCTTTGCTCCAGATGGCGGAACACTACGTTGGTCTTGATGTCAATCAACGACGGTGATTTTTACGTCCAGTTGGTTTCCTTCTGCTCCAGTCAGTTCCTGCCTTTCGACATATCCCCTGCGCTTGCCTTTGGTCTTCAGGTAGAACAGCAACTCGGTGGTCTTGCCGTCCCTTACGGCACTTAGCAGTTTGGTTTCTGCCATATCGAGCGACCTTTCGTCAATCTCATGCACTTGTTGGGCAAACTCCTCGTCCTCCTTGACCCACGTGTAATAAGTCTGCCGTGAGATACCGCTAGCGTCACAACACGCCGATACGTTACCCCACGACAGCTTATAGTTATCTAGAAATTTTGCCTTACGGTCGTCTTGCTTTTTTTTACGTGTCAAGTTTGTCAAGTTTTGGTGCGACTTGGCAAGGCAACGACGCGACTACTGGTCGGTAAACAGGTCAGTAGTTTTGCGTACGTGTTCTTGCATTGCTTTGATGTTTTTATGGTAGACGTTGCGTTCGTCATAGCCGGTAATCGGAACCTTGCCGTCATTGTAATCGTGCAGGTACTGGTTGAAGAACTCGGCGTATGGATCATCGATGTCAGTGTTGACGTTTTCGAGATGGCTACCTGTGCTGATGAAGAAATCGAAGCCACGACCCATTTTTTTGCCACGGCGTGTATGCGTGTCCAGTGCATAATCGGGAACGTCGGGAGCGTAGTCAGATTTGAGCGCGAACATTTTGGCATTGTCAACGACGCGAGATTTTTTAGCACGGGCTAAGAGTAGTATCGCGTGTATCAAAGGTATTGAACCTTCTTCGTGGTTCTTGGCGGTAATAACGCCCCAGTTTTGATACAGCGCCTGTACTTGTACGCATACGTTGGGATCAGCCAGCCCAATATCCTCGGACGCTATGATAAGCATTCTGCGCCATAGATACTGAGCATAGCCAGAACCTGCGAGTTCGACACCAAAAAATAGGGCATCGTTTTCGATACCCCTGCGGACTGATTTTTGGAATGCTGACGAGCATTCGAAGAAATCGTAGCCCTTGCGAGTTGTGATTTGATAAGACATCGTGTGTAGTTTTTAACCTAACTGCAAAGATAAGCAATTCAGTTGAAAAAACCACTACTGCGTCCTTACGAAAGGTCTAGCTTTTTCAGGTCAATGTCAGCAACGTCCGTGTCCTTGTATGTGCTGACTGCGATGTTACGATGAGGGAAATGCTGGGCTATTACCTTGATGGTATCGACCGTTGCTTGGTTACGATCCATAGTCTGCATACCTCCTTGATTCTTGTGGGACATTGCGTTCTCGTACGCACCCATAAACCGACGAATAGTGTAACCTTGCTCACGGCACACTAGCGAGTGCCAGATGTCATCCATTAACTCAACTCCTTCGGGCATACCGATGAGTTCTGTGCGCATAACGTGATTACCGAACAACGGTTTATTCTCACCAGCCCACAAGCTATCCGACTTGTGAAAATAGAACGGTCGCGGTTTGCAGATGCTGACTGCGCCGAGTTTGGGATCATTGTCAAATTCTTGAACGATGCGGTCATACGCATACTGGAACGCCAAGTGGACATCTTCCTTACGACTGTAGTTACGGGTCTTGAACGACATGTCGTCATCGACACGAAACACAATATCGTACTCGTGCTTACGTGCGTATTCAGCGTATGCGTTTACGGTAGTACGAAAGCTGGTGGCTTCAATGGGCACTAGGTTGCAAAATCGGATGGTCTGCTCGTAGTACATCATCTGTTCCTTGCGCACGAACACCTTCCAGTCAATGTGCGCGGGCAACTTGTGCAACCAGTGACCAGTGGTGCGTTCAATATCGTACGGACGATAGTACGACGGTATGGCAACGAGGGCGCGAGTCAAAACGGAAACGAGATTGAGCGTTCTCCTTTATGTACGTGCTTCTTGGTGTTGGTAGCTTTCTTGGTAGTGACGACTTCGCCAAACGTACGACGCAGGATAAGCGTATTCTTCATCATGACATCTGTAGTACGAACATCGTTACACCCGCCGTCCGACAAGAAATTGTCCTTCGTGCTGAAGGTAAACCGACGGTCAACGAACATATACCGATTCTTGAACACGTTTAGACAACTGATGTAGTAATCCTCTGCCTCCTCCATATCAGTGCGGTACGCTAGGTCATGCCCGTCGAGAAATCCCATGTACGAGTTGTTCAGAAACGTAGTAAACCTGAACGGCTTTTGGCTTACGTACTCCGTAGGATTTTGCCACGACTGGTAGCCCCACATCTTTGCTCCAATAGCTTGCGCCATCCATGCGTTCATTTCGACTATCTGCATCACCAGTTCAGGATCATCAATGCTAGCTGGTTCTGATGGCTCTGCGTACATGCGCTTGAACGATACGATGTCATCATCGACCATAAACTGAGTGCCAAACTTCTCTAGCATCCACTGACGGGTTGCGACCAAACTTTTGACCGATGTAGGAGTACCGATGACCTCGACATCTGAGTTAGCTTCCTTGTACTGGTCTACCTCATCGTGACGTACGATCAGCTTGAGGTTCGGAAACAACCGTTTGGTCATAACCTTGCTGAACCGACCCTTGCTAGGGCACAGCACGTCAATGTTTAGCTTTTTCTGTTTTGCCATAGTTCTGCAAATTCTGATGCCGTTAGCACGTAGCACGTCCCGACTCTGGTGTTCTTGTAGCACTTTTTACTGCCCAGCTTGAGGACGTTGCGCAGAAAATTGAAATCGAGTTCGTTACCACTAAAGATAGTGACTGACTCGTACGTTTCGGAAAACTTGGGCACGATAGGCATCTCCGCTTTGGTGTTATCGATGTCCTCCAACTCCCGTTCGTAATCATCTAGGAACAACCCTAACTCCTTGTCGCTCAAGCCGTATTCTTCCAGTGTTTCGCGCTCAAACAGGTTTGCGAGCATATCTACATCCCACTCACCGCTGTTGACGTTATCTCGTATGAGAAACTCCTTACGTTCTTCTTCAGTCCAGTCCTCAGCCATCATGACTGGCACAGACTTCATGCCTAATTGCTTAATTGCGCGAAGCCGTTGGTTACCGCCTAGCACCATCATTTGCGCATCCACTATAAGCGGACGAGCAGTGAGCATCGATGGAAATTCGCGAATCGACGCGACCAGTCGGTTAAACTGGTCACGAGTAATGGTTCTTGGGTTGTCAGGATTCTCCTTCAGCCGTTCGACTGGGATCATTTCGTATTTCAGCATTTGCTATATCGTTTGTGATGTTAGTCAATCTTGTGCGGTCATCACCGCTTAACGGAACTGTGTAAATCGTGACCTCTCCAGTGTGTGGGTTCTTGTACGCGATTTCTTTTTCTCCGCCTTTGTGGAACTGTTTAATCTGTTCTGCGATTGCCTGTAGTTCTTCCTTGGTGTAACTCATGTTCTGTTGCTTTAATGATTTCTGTACATAGTTCTGGTGGGATTTTGCTTCTTTCGTAGTTGCCTTTGAGCGCCTGAGTGCCAGTACGACTACCACGTGGAGCAGCTTCATGGCAAGGGTCGCCGTTCTTGCAATGTAGACGAGGTTGCCACGTGGCGTTATTCGTCCAAATATCGGTTGGCTTCATGCGAGTATCACCGTACTGGCAGTACGTGACCGTGTGACGGGGATACCTTTGCAGAATATCCATCTTGCGCATTACTCCGCGCGGGTTCTCGATATACCATACGGCTGGCTGGAAGTACTCAATGAGCAGAATTGTTTCCTGTAGTATCTGCATGCCGAGCAGTGCGCTATCTGACTTTGGCAGAAACCGACCGTTGACCTTATCCCAGTTACGACCTAATGCCGCTACGCTAAATCCTGTACACGGAGGGCTAGCCCAAATCATATCGGGCTGGAACGGCACTGCGTTGGGATCAAACATCAAAATATCGCAAACGTAATCAATGCGCTGGAATGGTTCGATGTCCGTAGCGAACGTAGTGTGACCTAACGACTCAGCGACATTGCTAATGCTTCGTGACCCTGCAAACAATTCTAGAACTTTCATGGCTTGCTGTACATTTTGGCGATGCGTTTGTTGATTCCGTAATCCAGTAGCACAATGCGCCCCCTGTACCGCCCCCAATTAGCGCGATTGTACAGGTCGCAGTTGTCTATATCGAGCGATGGTATGGCTCGCTTAACGCGCAACGGGTAGCGCACACTAAATTCGTTTAACGGTTCTACCCTTCTTTGCACGACAACGCCGAGCAGAAAAAACCGAAGCGGTGCGAGCAGCTTGGTGTGACCGTACATGCGGTATAGCTTATCCTCGTTGTACCCTTGCAATATCCCACGTACGCCAAGCGGAATCTTGATGGCGTATTTACCGATGAGGATCACTAGGCGTGTGCTAAGGCGTATCTTCATGAATCTAGCTTGACTAATCCCAAAAATCACGTGTATATCGTTCGAAGTACCCGTTCTGTTTACCCTGCTTAACCCACTTGTCATAGCGTTGCTTGCTACGTTGCTCAAACAGGTGTTGCTGGTAGCTTGGGCAGTCCACGGGCTTGAAGAAACTTACGTTACCCACCGATAGTCCTGTTTCCTCAATGACTCCCATATCGAGCAGTTCGCTTACTCTGCCTGACAGCGTAGACATCTTCATCTTGTGCCCCTGCGCATTAAGCAACTGGAGCAGTCCTTCTAGGCTAGAGCATGGTAGCTGGCAAACAGCTTTGTACACTAGCTGGCGTTTGTTAAAACGGTTACCTGTTTCGCATTCGTGTATGAATGCTTGTCGTTGTGCATTCGTCATTTCGCCCACTTTGGATAGTCCAGTAACATAATCTCATCGCTGTACGTTGCGGGCGATCCATCCCATTTGCGCCACTGCTCGATGAGGTCTAACAAGCGCATGGACGATTTCTCGAATGCATCGGGACTCTGCATGTACAGGGCGACATTGTACGGCTCATCTGTTTCAACGCACAGCCAGTAGAAACGGTCAACTCCTGTAAGCAACCGATACGCACTAGCTTGCAGATGGTAGCCAAGGTTGTACGCATCGCGCCCAAACTGTTCAGGGCTGGCATCTCGACAAGTCTTAACGTCGATAGCATAGCCAGACTTGGTGTTGAGCGCATCGACAATGCCCTTAAATGGAACTTGACCGAGCGTACCGTCAACGGTTAACTCGTATTCGCAGTTCATGAGCAGGGCGGTTGCGTCCTCATTACCGCACACGGCATCGTACGTTTTGCGTAGCTGATACATCTGTGCTTGCGAGAGCGATTCGCGATTACCGATGCTGGACTGGTACTCAGCGTACTTTTCTTTGCCCAGCTTGGTACGACGGTCAACGTCAGGCGCAACTACGTACCTAGCGTCAAACTGGTCTGGCTCAAGGATCATGGTATGCACCGCCGAACCGAACGCCATCGCTGGCGTTGGTTCGAACTTGCGGTTGCAGTACGCGATGTAATGGTTCGGGGATTTGGCAAACTGCTTGAGCGCAGATACCGACAAGTAATTGCGCTTAGGCATTTTGCTGGGTTCTGTAGTGTGACATTGCGAGTTTGTACATCTCGCCTGTAGTAGCAATTACGCCGACATGCTCCCGGGCGTATTCTTGCGCATATTCCAGAGTAGTGAACTCGTGCGGAGTGACGTGCGTGCAGTCGCCGATAATTCTGAACTCCAGAAACCAGACGTTTTTATGAAACGGCTTGACGCACATCAAATCGTGTTCACACTCAATCGTGGAGTAGACCCGACCGTCCTTGTAGTGGGGGCGTGTGCCGCCGTACTTATCGCACGATACGAGTACAACGCCATTATCCCAGTTGACGGGCGTGACGTGGGTAACGGGTTCGCCGTTTCTAAATACCAGTGTTGGCTGGTCATCGGTGTTCTGCCATTCGGCTGGAACGTAGGGTACGTGTAGTTTTTCCATTTTGCTAAGATAAATTAAATTTCGTCATGGTCGGCAAAGCTATACTGCGACCCTGCTGTGAGGATCACGTGGTCAAGCAGTGCGATGTCAAGCGATTTGCAAGCATCGCTAAGGGTCTGAGTCAATCGTCGGTCTTGACTGCTAGGTCGTGTGTTGCCAGACGGGTGATTGTGCGATACGATGCACCCTACACTGTTGCTCAGTAGCAGGTACTGCATAATTACCTTCGGGTCTGCAACCGTGCCCGATACGCCACCAACGCCAGCAACGTAGTAGCTGTTGATTTCGTTGGCGCGATTAAGCCCTAGTACAATAAACATCTCGCGATGCTCAATAGCGTCACCATAGATGCTACGCAAAAAAGTAGTAGCGCCCTGCGACGATACTACTTTGTCCTTGTTTGAGTCTTGGCGCTTGTAGGTCAGTTGAACCTCACCAGCCCGCCATTCTGATAGTTTTTCCATGTCGCAAATCTACGTTGTTCAGTTCAAAAAACCAAACGTCATGCTGATTTTTTTTAATCGTTGTCAGCGTATCCGTAGTCAGCTAATTCACTGCTGTCCATGTCCTGCACGATATGATCAGCCAGTTCGTACCAGTTAACGCTACTGAATGCCGCTCGGAGCAAATCCGACGCATAACCGTGTAGCTTATCGCCCTCATAAACCTCAAATACGAACTCTTCTACTTTGTCCTTGATAAACTGACCCAGTTCATACTTGGACGTGAATACTGCGCCTTCCAGCAACGACTCAACGTCATCGAGAAAGTACATGGACGTGAGCCACGTTTCGTAGTTTGTCCAACCGTTATAGCCAGCCATACTTCTGTACGTGTTCAATCATCGTTTCCAAGGTTGCCAGCGTTTTTTTGGCATCGCCCTTGATTCCGAAATAGTTCTTGGTATCACGAAGGCGGAATCCACGGTGCGGGATAATGCCCTTCGTCCATAAACTGAGATTACGACGACTCAGGATCAAATTCCAGTACCACATCGGGCACGAGCCATCGCCGCCTGAGTGAAATGCGTACGGCTTATCAATCTGGAGGTCAAGCCAAAATTGAGCGTAGTAATTGTGAACTGCTGGCAGTTCTGATTTGCTAATGTGTTTTTCCATGACGGTTAATCTAATCGGTTTTTTTCTGGATTCCAAGTACCCCACGATTTTGCAACTGGGTTGCTACCTATCATCTTATCGTAGATAGCGACTACTGTACCTGCTTCGCAGTTTGTGAGGACGTATAGTCCACCGTCACCGAACATCGAGTAGTTGATGCCCGTGACGGTTTTGCCCTGTGCCAACATCTCGTTGACAGCTTTCTTGGACTTGGCGTGTACGTAGATTTTCATACGCACATCATTTGAAGCGCCCTATCGAAGTCAACGTACTGCTGCCAAGTGCATTGGCGCAGTGACCGTTCGAGCGGTTTTAGACTAGAGAACTCCTCACTGATTTTTACCAGTGCGTCCTCGCGAGTTTTGGCGTAGACGGTGTTACCGCCACTGCCCTGCCATTCGAACAGCCACAGGTACTCGCCCTTGGCGTTCTTAAACGGCTCTAGTTGTGATCCACAACATTGACATACTAGATTGCTCATGCGTGTCCGAGTTTAGAGTGAAACAAATGCTGTGCGTTGCTGAGTGCTTCGCCAGCGGATTTAAAGTCGCCGAAGAAATCGATGCAGTCAGATTCGACCTGCATGGTCACTGACCATGTTTGCATCGCGTCATTGTACAAATTCGTGACTACGACGTTGCCTACCTGACATGAGTAGGTTATCGTATCGCCGAAAATCGTTGTCAAGGCGGCGCGACTAGGCGAACGCTGTAGCGCCATCTCAAATGCGTCAGCTATGTTGCTAGCTGTGCCAACGGTCAAATCCAGCCAACGATACTGGTCTGCCTGTTGTATGCGTGGTTTTTCCATACCGCAATCTTACGCGATATGTTTCAAAAAACCAACCTCCCGACTTATTTTTTTTTCGTCCGCCGTGGTTTTTTTACGACCTTACTCTTATGTGCTTGCTCATCAACTTGCGCCAGCATCATTTCTAAATCACGGATCACATCCTGAATGCACGACCTGCAATTTGTCGCTGTGCGATTCTGCCCGCTTAACTGATTCCACAACGCAAACAGCGATTGGATTTCTGCGCCCGTTACACTGTTACCGATAACGCCCAGTGTAGAACGAAGCTGTTCAATTTCTGCGGGGCTGACTACCCAGTCCCACTTATCGAGCGGGCACTTGCTTGCCTTTAGCTTGGTTTTGACGGGCATAACGCATCCGCACAACTTGGCGCGATAACCGTCCTCCGTGACGTACTTGGGGCGGGCTAGTGGTCCGCACGATTTGGTTGTTTCGACATAGTGCTTGCAGTTCTTGCACACTGTCATTCGGTGATGCCTGATTTCGCTTGACGTGAGAAACATTCTGTAATGGTTTTTCTGGTTTGACTTAACGAGTTGTATAACGTCTGCAAAGGTATTCCTGCACCAGCAGACACTTCGACCATTGAGTACCCTTGGACGTGCAGTTTCCAAACTGCTCTATCGAATTTATGCAGACGGTCAACGAACAACTCCATTTGCTCCAGCATCAATACGTCGCTTTGCTCATCATCCGTTGCTGTAGAGAAAAACTCGTACGTGTTGTACGTGTGATCCAATCCAAACTTACCGCTGTACACCTGTCGCTTCATTACTTGGGTAAAGTATCCCGTCATGTTGCGCACGTTCTCTTTATCTCGACACGCTAGGTACGCTGTGTGTACCAAATCTTCAGCGTCGCGATGGATTTTTCTCGCTACAGCCACCAACTGCTTGTAGTTTTCTGAGATAAACCTATTCCATATTTCGTTCGCGTTTGAGCGCATTGACCTTGGCTCGGTACAAGGAAATCATTTCTGTGTACTCTTGTTCCGTAAATCGTTTAAGTTGATTGCTTCTGTGGTAAATCTCTTTAGCTGTGCCTTCGCCGTACTTCGCATCTAACGCCAGCCCATGTACGTACTGCTTGCCGACCATGTTACACCCTTTGCATTGCGCGGAACAATTTTGAGGATCAAATCGGGTAGACAACTTGGCTCGTGTAATGAAGTGACCGCAGTCCACAGAACGCCAGTGTTTGCGTTCGCTACACGTTATGCAGTTGACGTATCCCCATTCGTCAGCATCGCGCAAACGAATGAACTCACTAAACACTTTATCCAGTTTGTGCTTGAGTTTGGTCACTGCCATCGGGTTCGAGATTATCTTGTTTCTCCCGCACGGGTTCACTGTCCTGTTCCAACGTGCTGGGGTTCGGGTTCAAGTTACTCAAATGCTGGGCTAAAGCAAAGATGGGTGCGTTACGTTTGCGACGGATGTCCGCCATGCTTTGTGGCTGAAAAGTGATGTGCGTAGGGTTTACTGCTCCACGAATCACACGATGCTCAGTGTTCATTTGCTCAACGTACGGTTGACGATCACTATCGTGCTTAAGGAATGCTTTGCGAAATTCGCCGACCTTAAGCCGTTCGTAATACTCGCCGTAATACTCCATCTTAATGCGACCTAGGATAATTACCCAGTCCTCCAGCGTCATGGCGGGAAATTCGCTTACTAGCGTTTCAAAGCAGAATATGTAATCCTCATCCGTAGACAGCCGTTTTTTGAAATCGAGAAAGTCGCACACGTTTTTGATCCCAGCGAGCAGTAGTTGACGGGTTGCTATAGGTTGGTACTTGAGTGCTGTGCCGATGTTAGTGCCTGTACGCACTGCTTGGTCAACCGACAGGTTAGTACTGCCCAGTTTCGATATAGTTTCTAAGCTGTTGATGGTCTGATTGAACCTTTGTTCCTGACGCGGACTTAATTGGGAAAAGCCCTTGCCATCCTTGGGCAATGGACTGATGGATAATGTCAATCGCTGTTTGTTCATTGTTCTGTGAGATGTTCTGAAGGTTGTGTAGCGCAGTTTGTTCTCCTCGTGGTGTGTACTTTTTGGTTTTGCGTTGCTTGCGTTCGTCCAGCCAGATACGCCACGTTTCAGCAAACTTATCGGAATCCCACGGATACAACACCTCTGTATTACTATCTGATTTATTCACTGGTTTATTCTCTGATTTATTATGTGGCGCAATCTGAGCCACCTTACGGTTCATTTTGACCTTTGGCTTGGGTCGTTTTGAGCCACTAGCTAGTTCATTCTGACCTAGGTCAAAGTGATCCAGTGCAGGCACGATAAGCACCCGTACGTTACCCTGCTTGGCATCACCGTGCTTGAGCAGACCTAGCTTGCGCAGATTAGCTAACGAGCGTTTGACCGTAGCGTCGCTACAGCCGATGTCGTGAGCAATACGAGCATTGCTTTTGAAGTACACTAGACCTTGTGACTGCATAGCGTACACGTCAGCCAGTAGCAGACGTTCGTGGGCGGTCAAGTCAGTCCTGCGCCATATTTCGATAGGTATCCAAAACCCTTTTTGTGCGGATACGACGAGGGGCGGTGTTGATTCCGCCCCAGTCGTAACGTCCTGTTCTGTCATTCTGTTTTTCCGATTTCAGTTTCACGTTGTAAAACTAATCGCACAATTTCGTCATACGACATATCGGTCGCGGTAGAAATTTCTGGCAGGTGCTTCAGCAAATTTCTCGGCGCATTGTCGATCCAATGCTTTACGGTTGCTGGCTCTACATTCAGATGTTCAGCGCACATCTTGACGTGCGTGAAGTGCTTCAGGATAGTTAGCTTGAGGTCATTCATTAAAACGGGAGGTCGGTTTCTATTTCAGCAGACGGTTCTGGAACTACCTGCTGTTGAACGGGTGGCTCACTAGGAGCAGGGGGCTGGGCTGACGGCTGACTTGCTCGCATGTGATCCAACAACTCCTTGCGAACATCCAGTAACGCCTTGGCTGTTGCCAGTACATCAGCGGGCGTTTTCTTGCCTAACGCAATAGATGCGTTCAAAGCCCAACTTGCGTTGATTTCTTCTTGGCGCTGTGGGTTGTTGTAGTCGCTACCGCCACGGCTGTAACCGCCACCGCCAGCGTTTGGCTTGCTGATTGACAGGCGTACGCCATATTGCGTTTCGCGCTTGTTGGTCACAACGACCTCATCGCCGACTTGCCACTTGTTGGGCGTTTTGCTACCGACTTCGCCAGTAGTTCCGTCATCTAGTGTGACATCGTAGGTGTAAACGTATCCGTCACGACCATCGTAACCGCCCTTCTGTGTGGGCGTAATTTGCGTAATCTTCATTACAACTGATTTTTGGTTAGAAATTGTTCTAGTGCTAAGAGAGCAGACTCGACTTCGAATACATGGTAATCGATGCCGTACGGCTCGTTGCGGTTGCGCAGTACATATTGCGCACTGACAATGCGACGACGCAACGACGACACCAGTGGATCACTGGGTACGTACGAGTTCCTGTGTACATATATCTGGTGCTGACACCAGTCGGCGTACGACTCTAAACGATTGTCGTGGTCAGTGGCGCATTGCGCTAATACGTGAGTACGGTTTATGTCCTCAGCGTAGTGTTCCTTAAGTTTTCCCATAACAGCAAAGATACGCAAACCAGATGAAAAAAACGGGTTTGGATATAAAAAAATCCCCCGACCGTAAAGCCGAGGGATTCTAGGAAAAACTACACTACGCAGAACGCAGAATGCAGACGACCGTAAATGTACTACTTTTTTTCCTTTCGCGAGCGACCAAGTACAACCGCGTTAAAAATGCGGGATAAGACATTAACGATTTTGTCGTCCTTCTTAGTTTCCGTCAGCGCAGTGATTGTACCTGCTGCAATCAGGACGGCGTTTAAAATCTCGCTCCAGTATTGTGTGAAAAAACTCATGGCTTATGGGTTATGGTTTATCTGATTTCGGTACATCATCGTTGATGGTCGGGTACTTCTCCAGCACCACAAACGACGGGCATGCTTTAGCCGCATATTCGTTATGACCGTGTACGGGGATCATTCCGTAACGCATACGGAGTGCGTGAATCAAATCGAACATGGCTAACTCTTGTGCGATGGTCATGGTATCTTTTGGAGTGCGACCATCAGTTTCTACTCCTCCGATGTAGCAGATACCTATGCTATTGGTGTTTTCGCCTTTTACGTGCGCACCTATCCTTTCCTCTGGACGACCAACTTGCACCGTGCCATCCAGCTTAATCACGTAATGGTATCCTACGTCGCTCCAGTTGCGAGGTGCGCTCATGTGCCACTGGCGAATCGTGTTGACTCCAATATCTGTTCCCTCCCTAGTAGCGGAGCAGTGTAGGATTATCTTATTTATTTCGCGCGTTTTTTTAACGCTTCGTTTTCTTTTTGTAGCCATTCTACTGTGGTTTCTAGCTTCTTGACCTTGCCAGTCAGTATTAGGATTTCTTCACGCAAGTTATCCTTTTCCTCACTGCTTTGGTTCAGAAGGCGTTCCAACGTACGTACGCGGTCGCGTAGGTCATCTCGATGTTCATGCGCGTCACTTCGTGCCATCCCCTTTTCCTTGTGCTGTAGCTTGGTTCTTATGATCCAAAACTGCCATGCGGTTGTTCCTGTGAGCGCAGTGATTATTGCTATGAGTGCTTCGTTCATTTTTCTTGAGCCAAATCTGAATCAAACGATGGTTTTCGTCCTTGGTTTTTCTACTAGCCATACGACGGTGGGTATATGATATGTTTAACTCCGCTACGATATGACCGACCTTGGCTAAAGGTCATACCGCTTTGTCCATACACCTTTTTAATCGGGTGGATGTCATCTTCGGTATTCGTATGGTATTCTGGGTACTTACTGTCCCAGTTGTATCGCAAATGCTTTACTAGGCGGTCAGTGTACATCTCGGCAGTTTGACGAGAGCGTTCGACTTCACGGTGCAAATCACTAGCGGTAATGCTTGTGCTGTTTTCTGCGTTGCGAATGACCAGATTGCTACCGTCATGACGAACGTACAAAGCGGGCAGTAATTCGACTAACGCCCACCACGCAGTGACCTTTTGCAAGTACTGCTCCAGTAGTGTTTCGTACTCCGTAGTGGCGATTGTGCTGGTGCTGATGAGGTCACGTATCTTTAGGTACAGGTCTGTACCGAGAATAGGAATCACGTACTTATCCTGAGCGACGATTACAGCCGTAGTGATCATTTCTTCATCAACGCTGTTGCTGATGTACGTAGTCCGCTTCATGTATGACGGACTTACGAATAGGATTTCGGTGTTGTAACTCATCGTGCGTCGCTTGGTTTGTTCGGGTTGTTAGGGTGAAATCCCTTGTGCGGCATATCGTTTGGGTGCTTGGCAACTTCTGGCTCATTTGCTACCCACTGGGCTTTACGACGTTCTTCAACTGGCATCTCCATCAGCATACGACGTGCTTTCGTGACGGTGATTTTGCTTTGGTCTTCCTTTAGGTACACCTGCCGCTCCCAGAAATGCCCACATCGTGGACCTCCTTTGTAGAGCCACAAGTCGTACGTTCTTGCGCCTCCCTCACCAAAGCCCGGGTTGACTGGCATCTTGCTGGCTTTGAGTATGTCCTCCTTTTTGTACACCCTGTTAGCGGACATCATTTTCACGCAGAAATCACGACTCTTGGTAGATGTAGGCATACCGCGATATGCGTAACGAATCTTGAACACATCGGTATCTTGCTCATCGTCGCCATCGACACCAGTAGCACTGACTACGCTTGCTAGGTGCAGGTGCAGTCCAAGGTTGTCATCGGTATCGTAATCAACTGGGTTTTGCTGTAATAGCGTGTACCCCTCCATCGACTCACCCTTCGACAACAACCAGCTAACTCCGTCCTCCTCCTGTTGCTTAGACATCTCCCAATACACGTTGATGTCCATTGCGCTGTACAGGTCACGCAACGACTTTTTGAAAATTTTACGCGCTGGTTGGATCACTTGCTGGTCAAACAACTCGCGCGACTGTTGCAATTCTGTGCCACCTCCTAAGCGACCCGCGACCAGTAGACCAAACATCATCGGGTTCGTTACGCGATGCCCCATCATAATCTTCTCTGTGGCTAATTCGGCAAGAAACTGGTACTTCGTATCGTTATCAGACGTTGGGAACGGAATAAAGTCAGGCGCACGGTCGGGCTGGTCATTGAACGTCATAAACCACTTACCTGCGTTGCTTGCACCAGAAATTTGCCCTTCAATCTCAGCGCGGATATTTGCACGTTCTATCGCGCTTGGTTCGCCATTCTTGAAATTTATCATGAACGACGGCATTAAACCGTTGCGGATGTTGTTGACGTGGAACAGCGCAATTTCACGATCCAATTCGATGTAGTTGATTGCTCCTATGTACGACGGCTTAGGGTAGTAGTAGCTACCTGCGCTAAACGGTTTGATGTACATGATTTGACGCGGATGCTCATTTCGTTCGTCAGGATTCCACGCCAGAATGCGATGCTTCTTGCACTTGGTATCGCTCCAATCCTGACTGTAGAAATACTCCCAGACATCGCCGTTTTCGTCAGCTTCAGCACTACGGATGTTTTCGAACGGGCAGTGGTAAATGCAATCGATGTACGTCCTATCTAAACTCCAGTTGACCTCTAGTGCATATCCGCCATGAATTACGAAGTCCAGTGCGCACTTGAGCAACACCTCATCCAAATCATGCTCCTCGTACTTAAGGGATGCTTGCAGGTCAGACGGACGATAGCCATCGCCGTGAATCATATAGCTTATCCCGTCGCAAAGCGCGTGATGGATTGCGCTGTTGTTGTACAACGAGAGCAGGTATTCTGGAAACTTGTTGTCCTCGCCGTACTCAACGTACCCGCGCGTATTGATTTTTTCGGCGTAGCTGGCTTCCTGCAAGGGATTGGCGCTTAACGCCATTATGGACGGCTTACGCTTCGTAGTAGATGACTTGCTCATTGTTGCTATCGGTTACTATGGTTGGTTCAACTGGCGACGGCTTGACGAAATTGACTAGCTTGGTCTCAATCAAACGATCAGGGTTGGGGCTACTTTCGGCAATGCGCCAGTAAACACGAAGGATGTAGTAGCCCTGCTGAGTAATGTTTACGTTACCGTCGCTTGGGGCGTTATCGTTTGTGTCAATCGCAAACGACGTGTACCTATCGTTGCTAATTTGCTCATTGCCGACACACACGTGCTTTACGTT